ATAAAGAGAATTTGTCGGAGGAAGTGAACTATACAAGTGGCTTGTCGTATGAAGAATACCGGAACGAACTCAAACTTAGAGTTGGGCAAGGAGATGAAGAAGCTGCTAAAGCGTTAAGTCTCTCAAATGAAATAATCTCTTATCTAAACAAAAGAGAAAATGGCAAACAAGAAGCAGAAGGTGACAATTTACTGGAACACTAGGCATATCAAACTTGAAGATATTCCTGAAGTGAAAAGAAGAATACGGGAGCGTTTTGGTATTCCTAATCACACAACTGTTAATGGTGAAACGGATTGTTATATCCGTGAGGAAGATATGGAATTGCTTCGGGAAACGGAAAAACGTGGCTTCATTCAAATACGTAATAAGCCCGCATGAAAATGGCGTTAAAATGGCGAAGTTTCTGTTTGCATAACTTGTCATTTTACGATAAATTTACTGATGTAATGAATTAGAAGTCAAACCAATATAATTAAATTATGGAAGTACAAAACATTAGAATTGACCTTATCAGTCCTTCTCCTTTGAATCCGAGAAAGACTTTTGATGAAGCAGCTCTTGAAGAGCTTGCAAGCAACATTGAAAAGCAAGGTTTATTGCAACCTATCACTGTCAGAGTTGCTAAATCCGAGGAGATGACTAACCTAGAAACCGGAGATGTTACCCCACTACCTTACACATACGAAATTGTTTGCGGTGAGCGTCGTTTCCGGGCTGTGTCACTTTTGAAAGCAAAGGAAGATGAAGCGAATGTTGCAAAAATCAAAGCCCATCGAAAAAAGTCGGAAAAATTTCAGACAATATCCTGCATTGTCAGAGAAATGACAGATGATGAGGCTTTTGAAGCGATGATTACCGAGAATCTTCAAAGAAAAGATGTTGATCCCATCGAAGAAGCTTTTGCCTTTGCGCAGTTGGCTGAAAAAGGACGAACTTTGGAAGATATTGCTCTTAAAATAGGAAAGTCTACCCGGTTTGTATTTGACCGTATTAAATTGAATTCTCTTATTCCTGAACTAAAAGAGCGGGTAAGAAATGGAGATATACCATTGTCCGGTGCTATGATTCTTTCTAAATTGGATGAAGATACTCAAAAAGAGTTTCATGAGGAGGAGGAAGAACAATGTACTACTGCTATGATTCGAGAATTTGTGAGTAATTCTTTCATGGAGCTTGGTAACGCACCTTGGATTAAAGATGATTCCGATAATTGGGAAAATACTGATATTAAATCATGTTCTCAATGTGAGAATAATACGTGTAATCATGGTTGTTTGTTCTATGAAATGAATAGTAAGGATGCTAGATGTATCAATGCTGCTTGCTATGAGAAAAAACAGATTGCTTATGTGACGCGGAAAATTCAACTAGAATATGAACATCTTGTTAAAGTTGGCGAACCTCTTTCATTTGGAAAAACAGTAATTATCGCTAGACGTCCCGATACATATTGGGGAGAAGATAGAAAGGTTTTCTATGAAAAAACTTTGGAAGCTGTTAAACAACTTGGATTTGAAATAGTTGATCCTGATGAAATCTTTAGATGTAAGTGCTGGTATTCAGAAGATGATGAACGCACTTTGAAAATGCTTGAAGATGGAGAAGTTTATCGTTGTCTTTCATTTTTTGGACATTATTCTCCCGAATTTAACGTTAGTTTCTATTATGTTAGAAAAGCAACGGCTTCCTCTACTTCCGCCGTTGCCGATCTAAAAGAGATAGAAAGGGAAAAAATAAACGCCCAATTAAAAAGAGCGAAGGATATAGTCAAGGAGAAGTCTGCTGAAGAAATGCGCAAGTGGGCGCAAGAGAAAACATATTATCAGAGAACAAAAGAATTCTCTGAAAATGAACAACTTGTTTTTGATGTGCTGGTTCTTAGCGGTTGTAGCAGTACTTATCTTGAAAAACTGAATTTGAAAAAATGGAATGGTGAGAGTGATTTTGTAAATTATGTCAAGAACAACCAAGCTGACCGACACCAATGGTATAGAGCCTTTATTGCTGAATGCTTATCATCGAATAATGTGAATTTCTGCTCCTATTTGCAAAAGTGTCAGAAAATCCTTTTTGCAGAACAATATCCGGATGATTACAATGCGCTAACAAAGAAACTTGCAGATTCATATAGCAAGAAAGAGATGAAGCTCAAACAGCAACTCGAAGAACTTAATAACGATAACACAGAGGAAGCCTAACGGTTTCCTCTCTTTATTTGAAATGAAAATGAAAGACTATATAGAATTTCTAAAAGACAAGATGGCTATTAGCCACAATACTGGATTTGAAGTTAATCCTAATGAAATATCAACTTCTCTTTACCCTCATGTGAGAGATACCGTTCGTTGGGCGGTTTCCGGTGGTTGCCGTGCCATATTCTCCAGTTTCGGTATGCAGAAAACAGTAACCCAATTGGAGATATGCAGAGTTATAATCAACCAGTATTTTGGTAAAGCTCTTATCGTTTGTCCTAAACGTGTAGTAGTAGAGTTTATCACCCAAGCTAAGGAGCACATGAACATGACAGTTAAGTATGTCAAGACCATGAGCGAAGTCAGAGCCTGCAAGTGTGATATAATGATTACCAACTATGAGCGTGTCCGTGACGGAGAAGACGGCGTAAGAATAGAACCTTCCTTTTTTACCGTTACCTCATTGGATGAAGCAAGCGTATTGAGAGGGTTCGGCACCAAGACATACCAAGAGTTCCTACCGCTGTTCGCCGATGTGCCTTTCCGCTTTGTTGCCACTGCCACGCCGTCACCTAACAGATACAAGGAGCTGATACATTATGCCGGATATCTTGGAGTGATGGATACAGGTCAAGCCCTTACACGTTTTTTTCAACGTGATAGTACCAAAGCTAATAATCTAACGCTTTATCCACACAAAGAAAAAGAATTTTGGCTGTGGGTATCAACTTGGGCATTGTTCCTAACCAAGCCTTCCGACCTCGGTTATCCTGATACCGGCTATGAATTGCCGGAACTGCGGGTACATGAAGAAGTGGTTAGCGTTGACAATTCCACTGCCGGTACAGACCGTGACGGACAAGTGAAGATGTTTCGTGAGGCTGCTCTCGGACTTGCTGATGCAGCGAAAGAACGTCGGGACAATATGGCAGAGAAGATTGCCCGTGTCGTAGAGATTATTAATCGTCCTGAAAACAAGGACGAGCATTTCCTTTTGTGGCATGACCTTGAGAGTGAGCGGGAAGCCCTTTGCAAGGCTATCCCCGGTTGCAAAGCTGTTTATGGCTCGCAGGATGATGAGGAAGCCGACAAGGTGATAGCGGACTTCAAAAACGGGAGATTGAAATACCTGGCCGCAAAGCCTGAAATGCTTGGTGAGGGTTTGAACTTCCAGTACCATTGTCATAAGGCTATCATGTTCATCGACTACCGGTTCAATGACAAGTTTCAGGCGATAGCCCGTATCTACCGTTTCATGCAAAAACATCCTGTAGACCTTTACTTGGTCTATGCAGAAAGTGAAGGAGAGATATTCAAAAGCTTTATGCAGAAATGGGCGCAGCATCGTGAAATGGTTTCTAAAATGACTGATATCGTCCGTGAGAACGGTCTGTTCGGTTTGCAGGCAGAGGAGAAGATGATGCGCTGGATGTTTGCCAGCCGTGAAGAAAAATCCGGTAAACTGTGGAAAGCCATCAATAACGACAATGTTTTGGAGTGTCAGAAAATGGAAAGCAACTCGGTGGATTTGGTTGTAACCAGCATCCCTTTTTCCAATCATTACGAATATACGCCGACCTATAACGATTTCGGGCATAATGAAAGCAACGACAAGTTCTTCGAGCAGATGGACTACCTCACACCAGAACTGATGCGGATATTGAAGCCTGGGCGGCTGGCTTGCATCCATGTGAAAGACCGTGTATTGTTCGGTAATGCCACAGGTGACGGTATGCCCACCATCGACCCGTTCTCCGAAATGACGGTATTTCACTACATGAAACACGGATTCCGCTACATGGGGCGTATCACAGTAGATACCGATGTGGTAAGGGAGAATAACCAGACCTACCGCCTTGGCTATACAGAGATGTGCAAAGATGGTTCTAAGATGGGTATTGGTTGCCCTGAATATGTGCTTCTTTTCCGTAAACTGCCTTCTGATACTTCACGTGCCTATGCAGATTTGCCAGTAACCAAGAATAAGAATGAATATTCGTTAGCCCGCTGGCAAATAGATGCTCATGCAAGTTGGAAATCTTCAGGTAATACTTTGTTAAGCTATGAAGATATGAAAGTTGCCGGTATTGACAAGATACGCCATTTGTTTAGAAACTATGAGCGTGAACATATATACAATTATGAAGAACATGTTGCTTTCGCTGAAGAATTAGAAGTTTACGGTAAACTACCAAAAACATTTATGGCCGTAGATCCTGTAAGTAAGAAACCTTGGATTTGGGATGACGTTACCCGGATGCGTACACTCAATACCAAGCAGTCACAGAAAAAACGTCAAAATCATATTTGTCCTCTTCAGCTTGATATTGTTGAGAGGTTGATTGAACGGTATTCAAATAAAGGAGACTTGGTATTCGACCCATTTGGCGGTATCGGTACTGTTCCTTACTGTGCTATTAGATTGGGGCGTAAAGGGCTCTCTACCGAGTTGAATTATGACTATTGGAAAGACAGCCTTTCATACTTGCATGAAGCTGAAATTGAAGTGAATGCACCGACGCTATTTGATTTGATGGAAGCTATTTAATCTAAATAAGAATGGATATGTATTTGTATAAAAACAGACCACCGCCTTTATTAAATAGTGTGAGATTATTCTTAGTCTAACAATTTAACCCGATCGATATGATAACATTGAATAGGTTTGCCCAGAGATGCTTGAATATCATGAGGAAGCGCTTTAAGATGAATGAGCATAGCTCAAGAAAAGCGTTTAGCATAAGAATTGAAGCCGTTTGGAGAAAATTCGATATTGCTTCTAAATATAGGAGTGATAATCTTCCTAAATATTCGGAAGATGAAGAATTGGCAGCCGAGATGATAATTTACCTTGTTGCCTATTTAAAAAGATTTGGTTGTGAGGACATTGAACAGCTTATCAAAGATAAGATAGAGTTCGATGATAGAAAAAATGATTAGGTGTTGTTACTGACTGTTTGTGTTGTTGATTTTGTGTTGTTGATTTTAATATAGTTAGTTATGACAGAGATTATTCAAGTCTGCCTACTTGATTTTAATAAGGGGCAGCTCACGGGATTGCCGAAAAATCCACGTTTTTTTCGTGATTACCGCTTTGAAGCGATGAAGAAAAGCATTCAGGATTCGCCAGAGATGCTTGAACTTCGAGAACTTATAGTTTTTCCCTACAATGATGGCAGATATATTGTTGTTTGTGGTAATTTACGTTTGCGAGCTTGCAAGGAGTTAGGTTATAAAGAACTGCCTTGTAAAATTCTGGCACCTGATACCCCCGTTAAGAAGTTGAGGGAATATGCCACTAAAGATAATGTCAATTTTGGTGAGAATGATTTGGACGTTATGGAAAACGAGTGGAATAAGGCGGAACTCCAAGATTGGGGCATCGAATTTGCCCCGGAGAAGAAAGAGGATGAATTTAAAGAGCGCTTCGATGCCATCACGGATGATACAGCCATTTATCCTCTCATTCCAAAGTATGACGAAAAACATGAGTTGTTTATCATCACCTCAAGTAATGAGGTAGATAGTAATTGGCTTCGTGAAAGGCTGGATATGCAGCACATGAAGTCGTACAAGACCGGGAAAGTAAGTAAGAGTAATGTAATCGACATAAAAGACGTTCGCCATGCCTTGCAAAATAGTAATACCAAGTCATAAGCGCCATGACCGGGTGTTCGCTAAAAAGTTGGTGAACGATCCTATCATTTGCGTTGCTGAAAGTCAAGCTGACTTATATCAACAATTTAACCCGGAATGTGAAATTGTTACTCATCCTGACGATGTTATGGGCCTCATCCCGAAACGTAACTGGATGGCAAAGCATTTTGGAGAACTTTTCATGCTTGATGATGATGTCCATGCCTGCAAACCTATTTATGTGGAAAAAGGAGAACCTAGCCGGATAAAGGATAAAGATAAGATAACCAATATCATTCAGTCATTATTTGAGATGGCCAGTATGATGGATGTACATCTGTTTGGCTTCACCGCTCGGATATCGCCGGTAATGTATGATGAATCCGCTTTTCTTTCTCTTTCGAAAATGATAACCGGTTGCAGTTATGGAGTAATCTATAACAAAAACACTTGGTGGAATGAGGAAATACGTTTGAAGGAAGATTTTTGGATTTCTTGTTACATGAAGTACAAAGAACGTAAGGTTTTAACCGATTTGCGGTATAATTTTGAGCAAAAGAACACTTTTGTAAACGCTGGTGGGCTTGCTTCTATAAGGAATCAGGAAGAGGAACGTAAATCTATCCTCTTTATCAAAAAGAATTTTGGTGATAGTATTTTGCTAAAGAGTGCAACCACTAATGGGAAAGACAAAACAAAGCAGCTCGTTCAATATAATATATCATGCAAATTCAAATTCTAATAGTCTGTAAAAAAGGCGTTTAAATGGCGTCCATTCTGTTTGTCATATTCGCCTTTTTTAGCTAATTTTACTGATGTAATAAACTAAAAGTCAAACCATTAAATTAGAATTATGATTATAAGAACAGTTTGCGGATATGATTTCTTTGAGGTGAGTTCTGCAATGCAGAAAGCCATTAGGCGAGCCGACACCGGGGTAGCCGGCTTTTTTGCATTGGAACTTTGGGCGAGTGGGTACCGCGACTATGTGTGGAAGCGTCTGTTTACCATTAGTGCTGAAGATTGCTATGGAATCATTACTAAAGAGATAGAAGCATTGTGGCAGGGGCATGAGCTGGTAAACAAGACTGCTACTGAACCCAAAGGGAGGATATTTGTCAGTAAAGCTGTTATTCTCCTTTGTGAATGTAGAAAGAATCGTGATGCGGATCATTTGCAAAACTTCATCTATGATAGAAAGGATATTGATATAGAAAAGTGGATAAATGATGTCAGGCGTTATCCTATTCCTATTCCAGATTACACTTTCGATGTACATACACGAAAGGGTAAAAAACATGGGAGAACCAAAGAAGAATTCTTTCAGGAAGAATACAAGGCGTTACAACCTCGTGTTCCTGGTTTATTCGATGATTTGGTTCAACCCAGTCAACCAAAGTTATTTAATGATGAAACCACGGCTAAGTAGCTGTGGTTTCTCATTTTTCATATAAGTCAAACCAATTTAATTAAAACAATGAACACGTATTACAAATTTGCGCCAAATGTATTTTTGGCAAAGTGTGATGAGAAGCACGAAAAAGGTGAAACTATTGAGGTTACCACCAAGTATGGTAAGGAGAACGAAAGTATAGTATTTAACCTAATCTTCGAGAAAGATGGGTTTTACTATTACTCCATCGTTAGAGCTGACGGCTTTAATGTTCAAGAATGGGCTAAGCAAAGAGCGGAACGCAGGCATGAATGGGCGTCATCGGCAGTACAAAAAAGTAATGAGTATTTTCAGAAATCAAATAAACATCGCGATTTCCTTTCTTTGGGTGAGCCTATCAAAGTTGGACACCATAGCGAACGAGGACATCGCAAAATGATAGATGATGCCTGGAATAACATGGGGAAAAGCGTTGAGTTTAGCGATAAGGCTGCCGAACATGAAAGAGTTGCGAAGTATTGGGAAAAAAGGGCTAATACGATAAACTTGTCCATGCCGGAAAGTATAGATTTCTATGAACATAAGTTGGAACAAGCAAAAGAATATCACGAAGGATTGAAGTCCGGTAAGTACCGACGCGAGCATACATACGCTATGGCTTATGCCAATAAAGCAGTAAAAGAGGCTAAAAAAAATTATGACCTTGCAGTAAAGCTGTGGGGCGATGTTTAATAATCTGTAGTATCTCAAATAATTTACTATGAGAGAATTATCAAAAGAAACCTCATTACAAAGGGTAATGAGGGCTTCAGGTCGTGTACCTGTACAATGCTCATGCAGTGTTTGTAAACAACAATGTCATACGCCATGTTTAGGTACTCCTGATGATATTGAACGAATTATAGATGCTGGTTATGCCGACAGGTTAGCACTGACAAACTGGGCTGCTGGTATATTCTTAGGGGTTATTAATATTGCTATTCCGATGATTCAACCTGTTTCCGGCAAAGAGTTTTGTGCTTTCTTCGAAAATGGACTGTGTATCTTACATGATAAGGATTTGAAACCCACTGAAGGGCGTTTGTCTCACCACACTGTCAGGAAGGATAACTTCAATCCAACTATGAGTATTGCTTGGAACGTTGCGAAAGAATGGCTGATGCCAGAGAATGAGGATGTACTTTCTCGTGTAGTAAATAAATTCTTGAATGCGAGGAAGCCATGAATGTGTATCAATCAATACCTCGTAGAGATTGTAGGGTGTTTGCTAAATGTGGGGCAAAATCCTTATCACATTGCCGGCGGCATCGTGGAACTGATGGTGAGTGTAAAAACTGTACTCTTATTCATCGCAAACCTCGCAATCGTATTATAGATGCTTCAGGACGTGAGATGAAAAAATGTACACACTGCGGAAATTACTTCTACTTGAACCGGTTCTACAATCGTATAGTAGTGAGAAAGGGTAAGGAATATCATTTATTGACTTCTTGGTGCCGCATGTGTATGTCTGAAATCAATAATCAAAGAAATTTGAAGAAAAGAAATGAGTAGTATAAATTTATTATATATTGACCTGTTTTGTGGAGCAGGTGGAACCTCGACAGGAGTGGAATCTGCAAGAATTGATGGTAAACAGTGTGCTAAAGTAATAGCCTGCGTCAATCACGATGCCAACGCCATTGCAAGCCATGCGGCCAATCATCCGGATGCATTGCATTTTACGGAAGATATTCGCACGCTGGAACTTTCCCCGCTAATTGAACATCTTGCCAAATGTAAGGCTCAATATCCGGGTGCAGCGGTCGTTCTTTGGGCGAGCCTGGAATGTACGAACTTCTCCAAAGCAAAAGGTGGGCAACCTCGGGACGCTGATAGTCGCACACTTGCTGAACATCTTTTCCGGTACATTGAAGCTATTTGCCCGGATTACATTCAGATTGAAAACGTTGAAGAATTTATGAGTTGGGGTGATATGGACGAAAACGGAAAGCCTATCAGCATGGATAAAGGTAGACTATATCAAAGATGGGTACGCAACGTAAGAAAGTATGGCTACAACTTTGATTTCCGTATTCTCAATGCTGCCGACTATGGTGCATATACTACTCGAAAACGCTTCTTTGGTATATTTGCCAAAAATGGATTACCGATAGTATTTCCACAACCCACTCACTGTAAAAACGGTAAACAAGATATGTTTGGTCGTTTGGAAAAGTGGCGCCCGGTTAAAGAGATACTGGATTTTTCCGATGAAGGAACAAGTATTTTTCGTGAGAAGCCACTTGCTGAAAAGACAATGGAACGTATCTATGCCGGCCTGATAAAATTTGTAGCCGGGGGCAAAGATGCTTTTCTTATCAAATATAATTCCATGAGCCGGACTGGAAAATATAATGCCCCTGGGATTGACGAACCATGCCCGGTAGTAGCTACGCAAAACAGACTGGGAGTTGCGCAGGTATGCTTTCTTTCAAAACAGTTCAGTGGACACCCCGAAAGCAAGAATGTTTCTATTAATGAACCAGCCGGAACAATTACATGCAAAGACCATCATGCGTTTGTATCAGCCCATTACGGTAACGGATTTAACCGCTCAATAAATGAACCGTCTGCAACCGTAACAACGAAGGATCGGTTATCTCTCGTTTCTCCATATTTCATAGACCAGCAATATGGAAACAGCAAACCTTCATCTACAGAAAAGCCGCTTGGATGTATTACCGCCAATCCTAAGTACAATCTTGTTAGCTGCAAGCCGTGGATTATGAATACAAACTTCTCCAACGTTGGTAGTAGCATAGAAGAGCCCGCACAAACAGTCACTGCAAATAGAAAGTGGCACTACCTAATGAACCCTCAATTTAATAGTGCAGGTGGTTCCGTTGATAATCCATGCTTCACTCTCATAGCACGTATGGATAAAATGCCGCCTTATTTGATCGCAACTGAAACTGGACATGTAGTAATCGAGATTTATGATACCGACAGCCCTATGACAAAAAAAATAAAAGAGTTCATGGGCTTATACGGGATAATTGATATTAAAATGCGAATGCTACGCATACCTGAACTAAAGCGTATCATGGGATTTCCAGAAAACTATGTGTTAATTGGTACACAGGCTGACCAAAAGAAATTCATAGGGAATGCAGTCGAAGTTAACATGGCACGTGTTCTCTGTGAATGTATTAGTAAAAAGTTACGTGAACTAGGGTCAGTTGCAGCATAAAATGGCGTTAAATTGGCGAATGTTCTGTTTGTAAAACTTGTCAATAATGATTACCTTTATAGATGTAAATAATTAAAAGTCAAACATGTAAATAACAAATAGAACTATGAATAAAGTGATTTTAAACGAACAAAAGATAATTGACAATATAACAGAAGGTTATCCTGTTACAGTTACACGGGAAGACGGTTTCAAGTATATTATTAGCATGGAACGTAAACGAGGTGAAGAAGTATATTCATATCAGTTCGGACGCATTAAAAGAGAATTTGATTCTTTTGATAGTTTGGAAAATGCACTTAGTTCATATGAATTTACAGAGGTTATTTTTTAATACAAGAAAAAGAATGAGGAAAGAAGGTATAAAAAGACAGGATTTTGGATGTTGTCCTGGTCATGATAAGTTTCCCAATCATACCTACAATACCCGTGCTTCAAAGAAAGCCAAACGACGAACAGATCAACTTGCTAATATGCGTGCAAGACGTTGGGCGAGACGGGAATTATTAATTGAATTAGAACTATTGATTAATGACTAACAAGATAAGAAAGGAATGATTATGGGATGGGGATTTTTTATATGTCAAACTGATTGTAAGAACCGAAAAAGACTAACCGAATTTTGGTTACACAAAAATTTTATCGGTGTACATTATCATGGCTGGGTTGATTTAAACCAGAAGAAATTAGCAGAATCGTGTACAAGGCATAGAAAGTTTAAAGATAACTACTACGTAGCAATGGAAACTATAATACCATTCTATGTAATTAGAAAGATTATATTTTCTCCACGGGTTCTTTGGGAATTAGCAAAGTGGTTTATCGGAGCTTGGAGATATAATAATCGGAATAAATAATTCTCATAAGAAAAATGATGAACATTGGAATTGTAGATGTAGACGGTCATCACTTCCCTAACTTTGCTCTTATGCGTGCGTCTGCATATCATAAAGCGAGAGGTGACCAAGTGGAATGGGCTACCCCTTTCAATCAATATGACAAGGTATTGGCAAGCAAAGTGTTTACTTTCACTCCAGACTTCAATTACTTGACTTTGCAGGCTGACATAATAGAGAAAGGTGGGACTGGCTATGACATAAAGAAGCAATTATCATGTGAGATTGAAAGTAGTGTATTAATGGACTATTCCATTTATCCTCAATATAACTTTTCTCTTCAGTTTTTCTCACGTGGTTGCATTCGGAAATGTCCGTTTTGTTTGGTTCGTGAAAAAGAGGGATATATCCAGGCAGTAGAACCGGTTGAGTTGAATCCTAAGGGAGAATGGATCGAGGTGTTAGATAACAATTTTTTTGCAAACCCTGAATGGCAGGATGCGATCAATTACTTACAGAAAAAAGGGCAAATGGTTAATTTGCACGGTGTTGATGTACGTATTATGAATGAGGAACAGGCTTTTTATTTGAGTAAGTTGAAATTGAAAAGAAGAATCCACATCGCTTGGGATTTGCCGGAGATTGACCTTACAGAAAAGTTGAGAGAAGTTACTAAATATATCAAGCCTCGTAATTTGTCTTGTTATGTCTTAGTAGGTTTTAACTCCACAGTAGAACAGGATATGTATCGACTAAATAGGCTTAAAGAGTTAGGAATTTCTCCTTTTGTACAGCCATACCGGGACTTTAATAATGACCGCAAACCGACTTTATATGAAAAGGATATTGCACAATGGGCTAACAAGCATCAAATATTTAAAACCTGCGATTTTGCAGACTTCTCACCAAGGAAGGGATTTAAATGTAACTATTATTTAAAGCAAAATAGAGATGAAGAAGATACTACTTATCTGCACACTTCTTGTCCTGATGGTAGGATGTGTTCCACAGAGAAAATATAAAGAGAATCGCTTCACGAAGCAATTTCGGCAAGCTGATTCTGTGTTTAACGAAAAATACGGATTACAATGAAAAGATTGATATTAAACGTATTGGGGCGCATATTAGGTTACAGGCGATACGTGTGTCCTAATTGCAAGAAAGTGAATTATCTGAAATGTAGTGATGAATTGACAGCCGGATATTGCCGGAACTGTGAACATCCTATTTGGAATTAATGTATAACATTGTGAAAGGAGTTAATTATGTTAGAAAAAGAAGTTACTAAGAAAATCTATGTTGCAGATGACAACAAAGAATTCTTATCTAAAGAAGAATGTGAAAAGTACGAGACGTTTGTGAAAGAAATACTTTCAAGGATTGAGTATTTCTGCATTAGTTGCCAGCCTGATTTAACGGAAACCGGTTTGTTTCAACATAAAATTTATGTTGCTGTATATTCCAATAATTATTATCACAAAGAGATTGCTTTAAATTGGGCTATAAAGGCATGTGGGTATTTGGGACAGAGTGTACAAGGATACGGTTTTCAGCCTAATTTCTCATTGAGTAAATCTGATAAAATAGGCTTCGATGAATGTAAGCCTACAATATGGGGTGGTACAGATTTAAAAAGTGAAAGAATTTTCCTAAGTCCAATAAAAGTTGATGGATTTCCGGATAATATTGATTATATGAGAGAATGGGGATTTAAGTAAATTCAAGAATAGAAAAGAATATTATGGAAATACATAGAATGAAGCCGGAGAATCCTATTATCATCGTTGATGAAGAAGAATTCGACCGGATTGACGCAATAGCCAAGCTGAAAGAAGAAGAGGTGGAGAAACTTGCCAAAGAGATGTTCTTGCGTCATGTTAAATCGAGTGGAATATCAATGCGCTTCCGTATAAATGGTGTGGAAAAAGTAATAAGACAACAGGTTATTACCGAATTGAATTACGATGAACGTGGTTGGCCGGAATCTGTATCTGAAGAGGTTAAGCATACCATTGTAGATGATATTACCCATTACATTAACAAACATTTTGAACACTACAAAGATGATTGTAAATCAGTTGTAGAATATGAATGGAATTTATGTAAAAGTAAGCATGAAAGAAAGATTAAGTATTGGAAGTCTCTTTTTTTCATTACTTTTTCAGTACTGATAGTTGAGTGTATTTATAGAATAGTTCAATAAATCGAAAAGCATATGAAAGCTATTTCAGTAAAACAGCCATGGGCTTATTTGATATGTTCCGGAGTGAAAGATATTGAGAATCGTACATGGCCATGCCCTAAGAAGTACATAGGAAAACGTGTACTAATCCATGCAAGCGCAGTACCGATAGAAATGGTAAATCCTAATAGTGTATTTACAAAAGCTCAATGGGACCGGTTTTCTATGGGGTTTCAACGTGAGCTTATATGTGGTAATAGTATTGTCAATTCTGCTATTATTGGTAGTGTGATGATAACTGATTGTGTTGTTAATCATCTCTCTGTATGGGCGGAGAAGGGGGTATATAATTGGGTACTTTCTAATGCTGTATTATTCTCGGAACCTATACCTGCAAAGGGAAAACTTTCTTTCTGGGATTTTGATGGACTGAAAGAAGTTACAATCGAGTGTCCGGAATGTGGCAGCCATGAAATCGCTATTGAAGATTACACGACAGCTCCATATCCAACGTATTTACATAGTTGCAATAAATGCGGTTATGTGATCATGGAAAGTGAGTGGGAAGTAGTATCCACATAGTTTACCTGTGATTAGTCTTTGAGTTCATTATCATTCTGTATTCGCAGTCTAATAGTCCGTTTATGCGAGGCTTATGAATAATATGTGATTCCGGATATTTTCTAAGTATTCCATTTTGTAGGAACCTAATAGTTTGATTTTGTTCTCTGATTACCACACTTAGTATTACGATGATAAAGATTAGTACTATATACCCAAAGGTGATTAAGTACACTATTTCTCTATTGAAATAGAAGAAGCTTTTGAATGATCTAAAGTTACTCATGTTTTGTATGTTAAAAATAAAAACGTGCCCAATTCAATAAATACACCCTTCGTAGAGGTGCGGCAAACAACCCAAGTAAGGAAGCATAGATATTAAACGGGCACGCATATTTGTGATAATACAAAACGCGAACACCGTTCAATCTATCACCTTACTTTGTTGAAAATTGCCGCTTTCTACAAAGGAGAGACTGAACGTCACAATGATACCTATTTGGTATCTGCCGCAAATATAATTAATTCTTTAAATTAATGTTGAACCTGGGTGCGTCTTTTTAAGATGCGCCCTTTATTTTTTGTGATGATGAAGAAAATAATTGTAACTGGTAGCGAGGGTTTTATTGGTAAAGCTCTTTGCCGGGAATTGTCAAAAAGAGGTGTTGAAGTCATTGGTATTGACCGAAAGAACGGAACTGAAGCATCAAATGTTCATGAACTTTTGAAAAAAGGTGATATCGACTGCGTATTTCACCTTGCAGCACAAACAAGTGTTTTCAATGAAAATTTGGAGCAGATCCGGAAAGATAACATTGATACCTTTATGAGTGTTGCCAATGCCTGTAACCTATACCGGGTGAAGTTGGTGTACGCCAGCTCGTCAACAGCGAATCCTGTGAACACTACTTCTATGTATGGAATAAGTAAACATTTCGATGAACAGTACGCATCTGTCTATTGTAAGACTGCTACCGGATGCCGGCTGCATAATGTATATTCACCAAACCCACGTGAAAGAACTCTTCTCTGGTTCCTGCTTAATGAGGAAAGGGTGTCATTATACAACTGCGGTCAGAATATCCGGAGCTTTACTTACATGGATGATGCTGTCGAAGGACTTATCTATGCGATAGGATGTAACCGTCAGCTAATCAACATCTGTAATGTACAACCGGTGACTACTATGTATTTTGCTACTTTAGTGAAGTACTACAAATCGCTTGAAATTGAGTTGATTAATGAAAAACGGGATTTTGACAATTTGGAGCAGTCGGTGAACCGGGATATCTATTTAGTACCTTTGTCTTACACATCTGTCGAGGACGGAGTAAAGAAGATCTTTGATGAAAGGAAAGGGAAAGATATATCGTATTGATGACTGGGATAAGCCGGAAGCGGTGAAATGTAAGAGCTGGTCTCATCAGGAACGGTTATGTGATCTGAAAGAAAAGGTATCACTTCATAAAAAGGGTGATATCTATTACATCTCCCAGTTCACCCGTTCCAAGACTGGTACCAGCTTTTCAGAAATTAAACAGTCGGAGGAACTTGCATCATTCTTTGCAGAGAGAGCGTGTGAGTTTCTCCACCGCTTCATTGTAGGGGGATGTGAAGGATGGTGTATAGTCACCACACCGCGACGGAGACACTACGAGGGCTTTCATTTTGCAACCTCTATCTGCACGAAAATAGCTGGGGCGGTGAAAATACCATTCTATGAGAATGCAATTCAGTGCCTAACTAAAGATAGATTGAATCCGGAATTCTTTCTTCTTCGTCCGATAAAGGAAAAGAAGATAATAGTGTATGATGACATATTAACAACCGGCAGTACATTACTTGCCACCTATGAGCTTTTAAGAGATAGAGAGCAGCTTCTTTTTCTCATAGGAATAAACAATAATTGATATGGGAAAGCGAGAGGAACCATTAACATTTAAGCAAGAGAAATTCTGTAAATATTACGTTGATACAGAAGGTAATGCAAGTGAAGCATATCGAATGTCTTATAATACTTCCAACATGAAGCCAGAGACAATTTGGAGCGCTGCGAGTAGACTATTAGCAAATAGCAAGGTTAGTACAAGGATAAATGAGATTAAGGCGCAGAGAGCGAAAGAGTCTGAAGTAGAGAGGAAAACTGTTGAGAGGGTATTAATGGATATAGTGCTTGCCAATCCCGATGATCTTCATTTTGTTGACCCTGCAACCGGGAAAACAAAAATGAGAACTCCTTCCCAACTTCCCAAACGTGCCCGTAACGCATTGAAGAAGATACAGAATAAGAGAGGAGAGGTTACCTATGAGTTCAATGGCAAAACAGAAGCGGCCCGGATATTAGGTGCTTGGAATGGATGGGAAGCAGATAAGAATGTCAACATCAAAGGTGGAGATGGAAACAAGGTCAGTGAACTTCGTATTGGCTTTGATGAAAATGATAAATCGGACGAATAGAACAATTTTATAGGTTATTTCCTGTGTTTTCCCTACGGATAAACCTTACTTTTAGAACAATATGGTTATAAATTATAAGAAGCTAAATCCTAACGGATTCTATCTATTGAAGTACTTGAATGATGAGACTATCCGTTTTATCATTCTCTATGGAGGTTCATCTTCCGGTAAATCGTACAGTGTGGCACAAACCATACTGATACAGACATTACAGGACGGTGAGAACACTCTTGTTATGCGTAAGGTAGGAGCTTCTATTCTCAAAACCATTTATGAAGATTATAAAGTCGCTGCGGCCGGTCTTGGCATATCCCATTTGTTCAAGTTCCAACAGAATACTATTAAATGTTTGGTTAATGTTGCGAAGATAGATTTCTCCGGTCTTGACGATCCGGAGAAGATAAAAGGTATCTCTAACTATAAGCGAGTTCAGTTAGAGGAATGGTCAGAGTTCGAGCATCCGGATTTCAAGCAGCTACGTAAGCGTTTGCGTGGTAAGAAAGGGCAGCAGATTATTTGTACCTTCAACCCGATTAGTGAAAGCCATTGGATAAAGAAAGAGTTTATTGATAAAGATAAATGGCATGATGTACCGATGACGGTTACCATTGCCGGCAAAGAGTTGCCGAAAGAACTTACCAAGGTCAAATCCGTAAAGAAGAATGCACCCAGGCAAATACTTAATCTTCGTACTAAGCAAATCGAGGAACAGGCACCTAATACAGTTATTATCCAATCTACCTATTTGAATAATTTTTGGGTGGTCGGTAGTCCTGACGGTGCGTATGGTTTCTATGATGAGCAATGTGTTGCCGACTTTGAGTATGATAGAGTTCACGATCCGGACTATTACAATGTGTACGCATTGGGAGAATGGGGTGTCATTCGTACCGGTAGTGAGTTCTTCGGTTCCTTCAATCGTGGCAAACATTCCGGTGAACATAAGTATGTTCCGGACTTACCTATTCATATCTCTGTCGATAACAACGTGCTTCCGTATATCAGTGTATCATATTGGCAGGTCGATTTCACAACTGGTACCAAGGTTTGGCAATTCCATGAAACGTGCGCTGAAAGCCCAAACAATACAGTAAAGAAAGCCTCCAAACTTGTTGCAAAGTATCTGAAATCTATCCAATATTCTGATAGGTTATATGTACATGGTGATGCATCAACGAAAGCGGCAAACAGCATTGACGATGAGAAGCGTTCCTGGATGGACTTATTCATAGATACATTGCAGAAAGAAGGATTCGAGATTGAAGATAAGGTAGGCAACAAGAATCCGAGTGTTGCCATGACCGGTGAGTTTGTTAATGCCATTTTTGATTGTACTGTTCCCGGTATAGAGATATACATTGACGAATCATGTTCGGTATCTATTGAGGACTACATGAGCGTACAGAAAGATGCTAACGGTGCCATTCTTAAAACTAAGGTCAAGAATAAAACTACCTTGCAGACTTATGAGGAGCACGGGCACCTGTCTGATACGTTCCGATATGTCGTTGTGGATTTGTGTAGTGAGCAGTATATAGAGTTTAGTAACCGGCGAAAAAGAAACTTGTATGCTTGTAATGGCACTATTAATTTCTTCAATCCAGATACCGAATGTAAATACACTAAGAAGATTCTATATGTGATGCCGAATGTTAATGGGAAATTTGTCCTTATACAAGCGTTTAGATGTGGAAATAAATGGCATGTTGTTGATGTCGTATTTATGGATACTACTTCAACAGAAGATATACGTTCTTCTATTTTGTCCCATGAATCTGATTCATGTGTAATTGAATGTACAGATGCTTATTTCCCTTTTATCCGGGAACTCCGTTCTAGTACAAACAAGGAGATTCGTGTAATGAAAGAGTTTCCGGATGTAGATAAGCGTATTGCTGCAACATCTGATTATGTGAAAAATAGTATTCTTTTTTCTGCATCAAAAGTAGAATCTGATACGGAATATGTTGCCTTCATGAATAATCTGATGGACTATAATAAAGATAGTGAAACAAAAGAGGCCAGTGCTGTTTTGAGTGGGCTAGTACAGTTCGTTGTAAAATTAGGTTTGAATTGAATTGCGTTATATGTGATTGAAAATAAGGATGTTGTATTGTTGATATTATGTTTTCGTAATTTCAAGATTTTAGTGTTTTGGAAAACGGTTTTCCTTTTTACTTAGTTTTGCTCAAAAAGGAACCCAATGAATATTTTTTTTGATAATCTATTTGGAAAGAAATCTAAGACTAAAGGTGAAGTTGAAATAGTTACTTCATCTGAAAATAAGGATATAGATACTCAAAGTGGCAAGGCTGAAAAATGGTCAGTTGCATACATTGAGGACCTTACTAGTCCTATTGTAGCGGGCAGTAACTATCTAACGCTATTCAGTACGATACCTGAAGTCTTTTTCCCGATCGATTATATTGCATCGCGAATTGCAGGTGCTAATTTTCAATTGAAGAAAACTAAGGATGACAGTATAGTATGGGCGAATAAACGAATGAATGGCATACTTAGTCGTCCTAATTGTTTGATGCGTTGGAAAGAATTGATTTATCAGCACCATATTTATAAATTGTGTACAGGGAATAGCTTTATTCGTGCCGCTATGCCTGATGTCTTTTCTACAGCTGAAAAATGGAGATATTGCGATAATTATTGGGTGCTACCTTCTGATAAGACTATTGTAGAACCTGTTTACGGGAATATGCCATTGTTTGGTATTGCCCAAACAGAAGATATTATTCGTAGCTATCGTTTGGAGTATGGTTGGAATGGTAGTTTGGAAATTCCTCCATACCAAATATGGCATGATAGAGACGGAAGTGCAGAGTTCTATTCAGGGGCTATGTTCTTGAAGTCCAAAAGTCGTCTTGCTTCCCAAAATAAGCCAATGTCAAATCTAATAGCTGTATATGAAGCTAGAAATGTGATTTATGTAAAGCGGGGTGGATTGGGCTTTATTGTAAGTAAGAAAACTGATGCTACCGGTTCAATAGCGTTGACTGACGATGAAAAGGAACAGCTTTTGAAGCAAAATTTTGAGAAGTATGGTGTAAGGAAGGGCCAGGTACCTTATGGTATTTCAGATGCAGATATTGACTTTGTTCGTACTAATCTTTCTATTGCAGAGTTACAGCCGTTTGAAGAGACTTTGGCTGATGCAATAAATATTGCAGGGGCATACGGCATCCCTGCCGTTCTTGTTCCGCGAAAAGACCAGTCCACATTTAGCAATCAGGCTACTGCTGAAAAGAGCGTATATTGTTCAACTGTTATTCCTATGGCCAAACAATTCTGCAAGGATTTTACAGCTTTCCTTGGTCTTGAAGGAGGGGGATATTATTTGGATTGTGATTTCTCTGATGTTGATTGTTTGCAGGAAGGATTGAAAGAATCCGAGGACGTAAAGACAAATATAAATAAACGTTGTCGTGAACAATTCTCATGTGGGCTTATAACGCTCAATGACTGGCGTGCCCAAATAGGTGAAAGTATGATAGAAAATCCCTTGTTTGACAAATTGAAATTTGATATGTCAGATGAGGAACTGGATAAAGTAAATCGAGTTTTTAACACTAAAAGTGGAGATGAAAAAGATGGAAGAGAAAATCAAAAGCCTTCAGTACAAGACAAAGGCAAATGATGTTGATGAGAAGGGTATCGTTACCGTTGCGGTGAATGGTATCGGTGTGAAGGACTCACAAAATGACATATCTATGCCCGGCTCATTCAATAAGACATTGAAAGAAAATATTGGTCGGATGCGTTGGTTCCTGAATCATCGTACAGACCAGTTGTTAGGTGTTCCGTTGAGTGGTAAGGAAACAGAAGGTAATTTGGTTATGGTCGGTCAGTTAAATCTTGAAAAACAGATTGGCCGTGATACGTTAGCTGATTATAAACTGTTTGCAGAGAATGGCAGAACACTTGAACATTCTATTGGGGTCAAGGCCATTAAAAGAGATTCTGTTGATCCCTGTAAAGTGCTTGAATGGCGTATGATGGAATATTCAACATTGACAAGTTGGGGGAGTAATCCCCAGACTTTCCTTGTGAATATTAAGTCTGCTACTGCCGACCAGGTAAAGGAGGCTGTTGATTTCGTTCGGAAAGCGTTCTTGCAGCATGGATATAGTGATGAACGTTTAAAAGGATACGATATGGAATTAAGTTTATTACTGAAGAGCCTCAACGGTGGTGCCGTTGTCTCATGTCCTCATTGTGGTCATCAATTTGATTATGATGCAGAAACAGAGCATACCTTTGCCCAACAGGTATTAGATTATGCTGCTGATTATCAGAGATGGATAACACAGGACATTGTAAGGGAAGAAATGGAGAAGCTCACTCCGGAGATTAGAACCCAAGTAATTTCTCTTATTGATTCTGTCAAATCAGAAAAGAAAGAATTTTCTCAAAAGGGTCTACAAGACCTTATGAATTATGTAAGATGTCCCCACTGTTGGGGAAAAGTATATCGTTCGAATGCTATTCTGCAAAACACTTCTGAAGATACCACCGGAAAAAATGAGCCGTCTGTTGACACTCAAGAAAAGAATGACGGGGAAAATGGGAACGATGAAGTGACGATTAAAGCCGCTGATAATGGCACTTTATTCGATTTTAAGAGTTTGAATAGCTGTTTCGAGAATAAATAACTTAAAATTTAAATTTTATGCCAATTAGAAAATTTACAGTATCAGATTTTAATCTGAAAACGGACGGCTTGCCGGCAGAACAGAAGGCGTTTATGGAAAACATCGTCGGCATGATGTGTGAAGTAGTAAACAAGTCCCTTGAAGGAATTGCATCACCGGATGAGGTATCAAAACAGTTTGACGATATTAATAAATTGCTGAAATCCTATGACAATGAGAAGTTTCAGCAATTGGTTAAAGACAATGAAGAACTCGTTGCCCAGGTAAAGACCCTTGGAGAAAGTATTGAGAAAATGAAACAAAAGGGCTTGTCTATGAATGCTATCAACAAGTTCGATGAGAAGTTGAACGAGATGCTTGATTCTGAAAAATTCAGAGATTTCGCAGAAGGAAAAACACGCAAATCAGGAGAATTTGACGGCTTCTCCTTGAAAGATGTCGTTTCCATGACTGACAATTACACCGGTGATTTGTTGATTACTCAACAACAGAAACGTGTTGTGACTCAGGTTGCCAACAAAAAGTTGCATATGCGTGATGTATTAACGACGCTGACAGCTGATCCTGCATATCCTCAACTCGCCTATGCGCAAGTATATGCTTTCAACCGCAATGCCCGTTTTGTAACAGAGAACGGTCGTTTACCGGAATCAAGTATCAAGGTAAAAGAGATACAGACAGGAACTAAGCGCCTTGGTACTCATATCCGTATCTCAAAACGTATGTTGAAATCAAGAGTGTACATTCGTTCCTACATCTTGAACATGCTTCCTGAAGCTGTTTGGATGGCAGAAGACTGGAACATTTTGTTTGGTGACGGTAATGGTGAGAATTTGCTTGGTATTATTAATAATACTGGGGTGACTTCTGTAGAGAAGATTATTAGTACAGCCATTGTTACAGGTGCCGCTGGTGCTGTAAAAGCTATTACCGGATATAACGGTGATAAGGATGTGATTGTAGAGTTTGCAGAACCACAGGATTTGATTCTTGATGGAATGAGTATCACGTTCGCTGGCGCCGCTGTTCTTACAGAACTGAACAAAACACACGCTCTTGTGAAAATGGAAGATGGTCGTATCCTTATTCCTGGTGTCGCGTTCTCCGGTGCTGAAACGGCTACGGATAAAATGACATTCAGTGTTCATGAAGCCGGCTTTAAGAACATTGAGGAACCCAACTCTGAAGATGTAGTGAAAACAGCTTTCGCCGCAATGACATATGCCCAGTATTTTCCGAATGCTATTATTCTTAATCCAATGACTGTTAACGGTATGGAATCAGAAAAAGATACGACAGGACGTAATCTTGGTATCGTTAAAATGGTTGATGGGGTGAAATATATTGCCGGTCGTCCGATTATCGAGTATGGTGGTATTCTTCCAGGTAAGTATCTTTTAGGTGACTTTAACCAAGCCGCAAATTTGGTTGATTATACCACTTTGACACTTGAATGGGCTGAAGATGTGGAGACCAAGCTTTGCAATGAGGTTGTGCTGATGGCACAAGAAGAAGTTATCTTCCCGATTTATATGCCGTGGGCTTTCGCTTATGGGGATTTGGCCGCATTGAAGACTGCAATAACTAAAGCGTAGGATTATGGATTACATACTTAGAGGTAACGATAAGGATGTAACCAATGTGCTTAAAGAGCAACGCATTCGGATTAATAGAGGGATGATTCAACTCATCCCTATTTCCGAATGTGGTCTTGTTACAGAAGAAGATGCCCGAAAGACATTGGAATGTATGCTTGCAGAGAAAAATGAAGAGATTGGCAGGCTTACTGCATCCATTGCAGAGAAAGATAAGACAATTGTTGAACTGACAGAAGAGCGTGAAACAATGAAAGCTCGCATTGCAGAACTTGAAGTACAGGTGCCTTCTGATGAAAAGAATCTTCCGGTTGCCGATTCAAAAGATTTGCAAGAGGAAGATGCCAAGGAGGTAACTGTTACAGATGATAAAGCCGTTTCCGTGGAAGATGAAAAGAAAACCGGGAAAAGCAAGACTTCTAAATAACTATCGCTATGTTGATTGATGTTTCATATTTTATGTCAGGTCCCAGGCATATTGAGAATGTTTCGGTCGCTGAAATGCCTTCGCCCCAATCTCTTGCTGTGAATGAGGTGATAAATGGGTATATTAAGGCATTTCAGCCCGAATTTCTCCGGAATGTTGTTGGTGTGACTCTTTCCCAAGCTATCACAGATTATTTGGAGCTTATTGAACGGGAAAAGGAAGATTCTTCAGATGAAGTTGATATTTCAGAAGAGAAGGAAGCCCCCCAGTCCGGATATGCAGTATTATGCGAGAAGCTGTGTGAACCGTTCGCTGACTATGTCTTTTATCATATTCTTCGTGACGCAAACACCCAGGCTACAATAACCGGGCTTGTCCGTTTGAAATGTGCTAATGAATATGTAGCTCCTTTGAAGAGACAAGTAAGCACATGGAATAGCATGGTAGAGAAGAATAAACAGTTTGTTGAATGGGCTATGTCGAATGATTGTCCTTTCGATGTGCAAATAACCAAGAATCTTTTGACCCCAATTAATGCTTTCAATTTATGATAGATTTAGATATAACAGAACTGTTTGAGGAGATTGTAAAGGAACTTCCAGAAGGGCTTGAAATCCTCTATCCAAATGGGAAAGGGGGAACTAAAGTTGTGAAGTCCCCAAGGTTGAATTACATCTTCGGTAGCAGTCAATATATCAAAGATATTTTAGATGAATACAGTAAGTCTTCTGCCCAGTCTGAAAGGAAGTTTCCATTGGTTGCACTATTCACTCCAATTAGTGAGGATAGAGGTGACGCGGATTATTTTTCAAAAGCAAAGGTTTCGTTAATTATAGCATGTTCTTCTTGTAAAGAGTGGAGCAATGAGATGCGCAGAACCACATCTTTTAAAAATATCCTTCGGCCAATCTATAAACGTTTATTGGAAGTATTATATGAAGATTCTCGGTTCGACTGCGACTATGACGAAAAAGTGAAACATAGTTATTCAGAAAACTATTCATATGGCAGATACGGAGCCTATACAGATTCCGGTGAGGCTGTGAGCGAGCCGATTGATGCCATAAATATACGCTCGATGGAAATAAAAATTAATAATCTTAATTGTAGAAGAAAATGAGAAAGATTAGAACGTGTAAGGGTTCCCGGATGAACACTGGTAGTTCTGCTTGTAGCATTGACTGGAAAAAGGTCAAAGGTGCTATCTTGACAGAACATGGTGTCAAACTCCCTGCTGATATAACAGGTGAGAAGTTGCTCGAATTGTGCCATGCAGACCGTCCCGGGCGTATTTACCCTATTTTGCCATTCCTGGAGTATGCCAAGAATGGTGGAGAGCCTCAAGTTAATCCTGTAGGGTACGGTGCAAGTGAATACAACGGGCTAAGCGCTCAAACAGACACCTTCACTTTGAAGAAATTTGATGAGGTTTTGAATGCCCAGCTTCTGAAATGTGCCAATAAAGGATGGGACGTTTACTTTTGGAATCAGGATAATATGTTGATCGGTTATAATGATGACACTGATATCCTTGCCGGTATTCCGATGTCTACTGTTTATCCGACCGTGACACAGTACCCGACCAGTAGTGCTAAGTCTGCGATGACTGTTAGTTTTTCACATGAAGATGTGGAAGACAGCCAATTGCACTTTGACTACGTGCAGTTAGACTTCAATCCCAAGAATTTCGTTAAAGGCTTGGTTGATGTTGTGTTTCAAAAGTTGGAGGCCGAAAATACTTACAAAATAGTTGAAGTTGTTGGTGGTTATGACCGTACAGAAGAATTTGGCAGTCTTATTGCTGATGGTGCTGCTGAAGTTATGAATAACGTAACTTCTGCTACGTATTCGGATGGTATCATTACCATTGTTCCTAAAGCCGGGGCGGTTCCTTCGTTGAAAGCTCCTTCTGTATTGTATGAAAAAGGAATCAGAGGTATTGAGCAGGTGTCATGAAGGTAGATAATGTTACGTTCGTCGAAGCTGCTGTGAAGGGCATGACGAAGGAAGAGTTTATTAATGCACACATTAAAGTCGTGTGGCAGGAACTGAAGGAAGCTGACCGTAAGAAGAAGCTCTCGGAAGTGTACGATGCGATAACTAAGTAACCGACGGGCTGGGGTGTGATTACAGCCCAGCCCGTTATATTTTTACTGTATGGCAGATTTTGATGAATTACATAGAGTTATTCATTCCATTGCATCCGGGTTTGAAGAGGAATGTATTAGGTGTATGGAAGAACATAAGAATGTGCTCGTTGATTGTATTCAGGAGCAATTATATTCCGGTCTGGACGGTACTGAACATCTATTGAATCCTGATTATGATACTGACACCTATTTTAACGAGCCCGGTCCCTGGCAGAACCGTGCGGAACAATATAAACGATGGAAGGAGAGGATAACTCCACCTCTTAGAAGTGAGATGCTTTATTTGCCACCGCGTCCGATTGAGGTACCTAACCTCTTTATTACTGGTACTTTCTATGATAGCATAACTGCCGATAGAATTGATTCCGGGCTTCGATTCTCAACGAAAGGATTTACGGACGGTAGTTCTATTGAGAAGAAATACGGTGAGCAGATTTTAGGCATTGGTGATACAGCTAAAGAGTACTTTAATATTATGTATCTCCGTCCCTGGATGGAACGTTTCTTTTCAGAATGTGGATATCTGTAGAAAATGGCTTGTAGTTGCGAAATAAAAAAGATGCAGAGTGAACTGGAACGTATCAGTGATCTTGCAAAGAAAGCAGCTGTCTTGGATGGTTGCATGTATGTCGTTTATCAGAAAGAAGATGGTACCTATGCTTTTGATAAACTAGGAGTTGAGATAAAAGGAAAGATTGTTGAATATAGACATTACCTGTAATTATGGCAGATTTAAAATTAAAAGATTTCGTTGATGAGAACGATTTGCAGAAATTGGTGGAGCTTGATAATACTATTGAGCGTGTGAGGGCTGATTATGTTAATGCGGCCAAAGAATTAGCAAAAGGTTTGAAACTAAATGTAGAAGGCGTTGCTGATCTTGAAAAGTTGAGTAATCTTTATAATACTCAAGCAAAAACGGCTGGTTCTGCATCTGCTGAATTAACCGAGGCTCTTAGAAAACAGTCTGAAATAACTCAAACTGTCAGTAAGAAGATAGAGGAAAAGCTAAATGTAGAGAAATTATCTGCTGCTGAATTGAAGAAACTAACCAAGGCAAACTCGGATAATGCTGCGTCCTTGGAAAAGGCTGCTAAAGCGGAAGCTAACTTGACAAAAGCGCAGAATGCCGGTAATACTACTCGTAAGAAAGCTGTTTTATCTGAAGAAGAACGTTTAAAACTTATCAGAACTGCTATTACCTTGACTAATCAGGAAGTACATAGCCGTTCACAAGCAAAGGAAATGAATAAGCAGCTGCAAAAGGCTGTTGATGTTTTGAAAGATACGGATGAAAACTATATTCGTACACTTGCCCGTCTTAATTCTACTATTGGAATCAACACTGATTACATAAAGCGAAATTCCGATCGATATAGTCAACAGAAAATGACAATTGGTGCATACCGGGAAGAAGTGAAGGCTGCATGGATTGAAATACAGAACGGTAATAAGTCCATGCAGAACATGGGAATTATTGCCCGGAATGCTGGAATGATGCTTAAAACGGAGATGGCTCCTGGGCTAAACAAAGTTGGTGCAGGATTGAAAGGGTGGGCTGCTGGATATATTGGTGCACAAGCTGTTGTTAGTGGAGTTGTTGCTTTATTTACAAAACTGCGTGAAGGAGTAGGTGATATTGTTAAATTTGAATTAGCTAATAGTAGGCTTGCTGCAATATTAGGAACCACTTCTGATAAAGTGAAGGAGTTAACTGCGGATGCTCAACGTTTGGGTGCTACAACGAAATACACTGCATCCGAAGCTACGGATTTGCAAATAGAACTTGCTAAACTAGGTTTTACTCGAAAAGAAATATTAGACGCAACAGAGCACGTTCTAAAATTTGCACAAGCTACCGGGGCAGAATTAGCAGATGCGGCTTCATTGGCAGGTGCTTCTCTTCGTATGTTTAATGCTGATACAAGAGAAACTGAAAGATATGTGTCTGCGATGGCTGTCGCAACAACCAAAAGCGCATTGTCGTTTTCATATCTCGCTACTGCATTACCAATTGTTGGACCGGTTGCAAAAGCCTTTAATTTCAGTATTGAAGATACTTTGGCTTTGTTGGGTAAATTATCGGATGCCGGCTTTGATGCTTCAATGGCTGCTACTGCTACCCGTAATGTTTTTCTAAATTTAGCTGATAGTAATGGAAAGCTGGCAAAGGCGTTAGGTAAGCCCGTTAAAACATTGCCTGAGTTAGTTGAAGGATTGAAATCGCTAAAAGAAAAAGGGGTAGACTTGAATACTACTCTTGAATTAACTGATAAGCGTAGTGTTGCCGCTTTTAATGCCTTTCTCACCGCTGTTGATAAAATATTACCACTTAGAGAACAGATTACTGGTGTAGAACGTGAATTGGGCGATATGGCTCACACGATGGGAGATAATGTTCATGGAGCTCTTGCTAACTTATCTTCAGCATGGGAAGCGTTTATGCTTTCTTTCTCCGAGTCAACGGGACCTGCTAAGGAGTTTCTTAATTGGATGGCTGATAAAATAAGAGGTATCGCCAATGATTTGAAATCTCCTGAAGAAAAAATAGAAAAGATAGATTATAATTTTAGAACACTTGCAAAAAAAGATGCGAACAAAAAGTTATTGGAAGTAGAAAAAGATTTTCAGGCAGAATATAAGAGGCTTATTGATGCTGGTGATACAGAGGAACAAGCATACACAAAAGCTGTTATTCAAATGAAAAATAAACGTATTGAAGTAACGGCCCAAGAGAGAGAAGCTTTAAAACGGATGAAAACTCGTGCTCAATATGCAACATCAGAGTTTGAAGATATGTCTTGGATAAAGAATGGTGCTGCTAAAATGTTTGGCTATTACACATCGGAAGCAGAAAAAGCGGATAAGGCTCAGTTGGAATTTTCTAAAAACTTATTCAAAATAGCATCTAGCGATGAATTTAATCGTGGACTTGATGTGATTGCAGAAAAGTTCCGTCCAAAGGGTAACGACAAAAATGGTTCAGGTATAACAGTCCTTACTGATAAAGAAAAACGTGAACAGGAAAAAGCTCTCAAAGAGAAGCTGAAAATTCATGAAACTTATCAGGAGTCAGAACTAGCTCTTATGGATGAGGGACTGGAGAAAGAACTTGCTAAAATTGGTGTTGCTTACTCGAAGAAGATTGCTGCCGTCAAGGGTAATAGCAAAGAGGAAATTGCTACACGTCAGAATTTAGCTAAGGAAATGCAGGAAAAGCTAGATGAGTTTACTATTAAGTATAATTCTGATCGTGAGAAGAAGGATGTTGAGAACGCTCTTGCTGTTGTAAAAAAGGGGTCCCAGGAAGAACTTGATTTGAAATTGCACCAGTTGGAATTGCAACGTGAAGCAGAAATTGATGCAGCAGAGAAAACAGGTGAAGATGTTTTTCTCATTGACGACAAATATGCAAAAAAGAAACAAGAACTTTACGAAAGACATGCATCCGATCAGGTGCAATTAATAGCAGAGAATGCAGCGCATGAGCAGGAAATCCGGGATGCTGCCTATGTTATGGATACGCTTGCTCTTAAAAAACAGTTAGCTTCTAAGGAAATAACCCAGCAGGAGTATGCAGAACTTGAGTATCAGTTAAAATTAGATTATGTACGTAAAACCTCGGAAGCTGCCATTGACGCTTTGGAATCCGAACTTGCTACTGCCAACTTGAGTACGGACAAAAGGGAGAAACTTGAGGAGAAACTTGCAAAATTGAAAGTGGACCTTGCCCAAAAAGAAGCAGAAACAGAAATAGATGCTATCAATAAAGTTACTAAAGCGGATGAGAAAGCACAGAAAGAACGTCAGAGGAATCTGAAAAAATGGCTTCAAACTGCATCTCAAGCAGTGGGTGCTATTGGTGATCTAGTCTCTACTATTTATGATGGTCAGATTCAGAAAATAGAAGAAGAGCAGGAAGCTAATGATGAGAAATATGATAAGGATGTAGAACGAATACAGAATCTAGCTGATTCGGGAGCAATCTCCGAAGAAGAAGCAGAAGCTCGTAAGCGTGCGGCCAAGGAAAGAACTGAAGCTAAGAATGCTGAACTTGAAAAACAAAAACAAGAAATGGCACGTAAACAAGCCATTTGGGAAAAGGCGACTAGTGTCGCTCAAGCTGGAATAGCCACTGCACTGGCAATAACTGAAGCTTTACCGAATATTCCTTTATCTATTGTTATTGGTGCCATGGGAGCAATTCAGGTTGCAACTATTCTTGCAACTCCTATTCCTTCCTATGCAGACGGTACTCAAGGTAATGATAGGCATCCCGGCGGTACCGCTTTAGTTGGTGATGCCGGTAAACATGAAGTTATCATGTATTCCGGAAAAGCATGGATTACTCCTGATACTCCAACTTTAGTTGATATTCCTAAAGGTGCGCAAGTCTTTCCTGATGTTGATAAGGTAGATATCTCTAATTTTGATATACCGGATTGGGACTTTCCCACATTTTCACCGACATATTTTGCATCTTCTTCCGGTGACACCATTGTTTTCAATGATTATTCCCGGTTAGAAAAAAGGGTTGATAGAACAAATTTCCTTTTGATGAAGAGTCTAAAAATGCAACGCCAAGATGCTTCTAACCGTGAATTTGAACTGTATAAGTTATCTAAACTGAAATAGCCATGATTGAAAGATTAAATCAGATAACATTGAGTGATTTCATTGAACTTTCATGCGGAAACTATGCTTGTTTGCTTTCGGACTGCAAATCTATGTCCGAAAGCACGCTTAAAGAAATAGCGTCTAAATTACTTGTCGAATACAGAAGTATTGTTAATCCTTCAAATATGAAGGCTATGGTAATGGATAAAGAGGATATGCTGAAAGAACGTACCAAACTATTGAGTCTTCGTATTTGTCAGGCTCTTGTTTCTCTTGGCTTTTATGATGATGTTCGTCAGGTATTGGGTCAACTAAATGTAGATACCCGAAATATGAGTGATGAACAAGTAATATCGAAGATTGATTATTTACTTCATTCTGCAATTTTTGAGCAAAAACGGAATGAGGAAAGACGCAGTGAGGAACATAAAGGAAGTAAGGCTACTCCTGAACAAATTCGTTCTTCTTTTGATGCAGAGATTGCTTTTCTAATGACATTCTTTAAAATGAGTATTGATTCCCGCGTAATTAATGCTGCTGTCTATGCGAATATCGTTCATCAAGCTGATGTTGAAATATCGATCAGAAAAAGAAGCACATGATAATATTGGTACTACATATATGCTGTAATTCGATTAATTTTTAATTAAAGCGAATTATTTCATACAGTCGTTTGTACATCTCCTTTAGAATCACAAACGACTTTTTTATGAATAGAAAAAACAGCATCCATTGTATAAATAGGCATTTATACAATGTTTTATTGTCAGAATTACGTACATTAGAGACGAAGTGTAATCGGATAACAGCAGAAGTGTCCGAGGTAAAAAAAATGATTGCCTTATTGCCCCCCGATATAGGCACTCTTATTAGTTCAATCGAGCGTTCTGCTAAGGAAATGCACGAACAAAGTATCATGCACCGGAAATATGTGGAAAGGTGCATTAATGGCGAACCGAAGATACACCTAATAAGGAGGGCTGACAATGGACTTTGAAAAGGAATTATCAGAAATATATCCTTGGATATTAAAGGTGGCAAGAAAATTCTGCTGTTCCATGCAAGATGCTGAAGACTTAGCCGGTGATACAGTTTATAAGCTACTTGTGAATCGTGATAAATTTGATTGTTCTAAACCACTTCAACCGTGGTGCCTTATTATAATGAGGAATACTTATATAATAAGATACAATAGAAATTCCCTTATACATTTTACAGGGCTTGATATGGTAGACGGGAGTGCCATTTCTAACTGTACAACTCATTCAATACTGTTTGATGATTTGGTTTCCACAATACAACGGTGTGCTAAAAAATCTCGTTGTATTGATAGTGTGATGTATTATGCTAGTGGGTATTCATATGATGAGATAAGTGAAATCCTAAACATTCCTGTTGGAACTGTAAGAAGTCGTATTTCTTCTGCTCGGAAGTTTATACTTCAAGAAATTGGCTATTAGTAGGGGAAATACGATATTTTTTATGTTATCTTTGTAAAGTACATTTTTATATCGGCAATTATGAAAAATACGTTACTCATACTACTTTTTTTGTTTTGTGTGAATGGTAAAGTGTGTGGCAATATAGACAATGATAATTGTACTCCTAAAGAGACTATTCATTCAAATAACAAGTTCAATAGTTATAGTTCGGAAGATAAAATATACTTAAGTATTATCACGTCTTTTATTCCATTTGTTATATTTATTCTAGGACATTACCTTAATAAGTTAAAAGATAGGGAAAAAGAAGTGAGTGAGTTAAATAAAAGGTATTTAAATGGTTTACGACTATACTTGGAAGAAACATATTGGCGGTTATATGAGATAAATGAATATATATCTAATAAATCCAATATTAGATATAGTAAGATTTCTGGAATTAGTCGGTTTAATGATGTAAAAGGTAAAAATAGAGATTGGTTTATACATGATGGATATTATATTATTTCAACATGCTATCTTATTGCCTGTCTTTTTGGAGTTATTGAAAAGATGAGAGAAGAATTTCCATACATAATTACAAAAGAAAAACATGATACAGAGATACTCCATAAGGCATTTAATATTAGTTTGGCATTCTTAAATAATGAAGGGATATACTACGTATTGCAACATAATATTGGCCAAATTATGTACAACAAATCTGAAGATAAATTGCTAAGTTATTCTGAATTTACCAATATCCTTTTAGATAAGAAACGCTCAGTTTGGTTTGAACAACTAATAAATTTTTTTATTGATGTTGGAGAATTTAAAAGAAGAGATAATATAAGCAAAGCGTTGGATGCTATAAAATCTTTAAGTCAATATTTAGAAGAACAGTATAATTTAGGGCCTTCTATACCTAATAGGCTTGAGATTGAAAAAGATAATAAATGTAAGGTAGGGAAGAAGATAGGTGTAATATAAAAAGACTATTTTTGTTTTTATGTAGGTATATAATTGATAAATAGATAGTTAGTCTGTATTTTTGCAAAGCGCAATTTTCAAGAATTTAGCCAACTGGGAAACCGGTTGGCTTTTTCTATATATTTGCTCGTGAACGTTCAAAAGGAGTTAAAATGCTTTGTAAATATGTACTTATCGTTGATAGTATTTCCTATGATATTCCCAAATCTTGTATTCAGAATTGGGATGAAATAAAGTTTTCCCGTAAACGCTCCGGACTTGAAGGAATAACTAGAACCTTTACTTCAAAATTCCAGTTTGTGGGAGAAGCCTATGATCTCATATTGGAGGAGTATTTGAGCAAATACCTGGCTTCTAATGCTAGTATCACTGTTTATACTATAACTAATTCTCATACTTATGAAGAATTCTTCAGTTGCCGACTGGATTTCGGTTCATTGACCTATGATGGAAATACTGTTTCTATTAATTCGATAGATGATAGTGTCGCTAATATCATAAAGGCTAACAAAGGAACGCAGTACGAATATTCGGTAGATGAGATAAAAGATGTATATCAGCTTTATTATGATTCTGTAAGTATGAATTATAGTCAACCGCATACATTAGGTGGTAATACTGTAGAAAATGATGCTTCTTTGCAATATATTGTAATTGACAAAGGAATATATGTAGAAGCTATAACATATTCGCTTCCCTTATATATTTCTGGTGGTGAACTTCCGTCACGGGATTCACCTCTTGAGTTTTATGATGCACCACAGGAATCGAAAGATGATCCAAATGTATTTGTTAAAGCCTTGTCCGACATTGATATAGTATTGAATTTTAGTTTTGAATACTATATCAGTTATAGTGATGCGTATACAACTAAAGCTGAAATTGTTCTAGGTGGGCGTTACGAAGATGGTCGTTTAGTCGAGTTGAAAAGATGGGGGTATAATAAGGGGGATGTTACCCCAAGTAATCTGAATGAATCCATCAAGATTCATCTGACTAAAGGGCAGGCTTTATTTTTTGATTTGAAGGTAACATTTAACAGAGTTAATGCTTCTACTGGCAATATTTATTTTCGTAATTTCAAATTTGAGACACGCTTTACTTCTCGAGCTAACCCTATCTATGTGGATGCAATAAGACCTATTGATGTGTTAAACCGATTGCTTAAAAGCATGAATGGTGGAAATGAAGGTATCTATGGTGAAATAGCTTCAGGTGTTGATGAAAGGTTAGATAATTGCGTGATATTAGCTGCTGAAAGTATTCGTGGAATCCCCCAAGCTAAGCTATATACTTCTTATACAAAGTTTAAAAACTGGATGGAAACAGTTTTTGGCTTTGTGCCTGTGATCAATGGTGTCACTGTTTTTTTTAAACACCGGGACAAATTGTTTAGTGATAACAATGTAAAGGATTTAAATAGCAGCTTTTCTAGTTTTGAGTATAAGGTTGATTCATCAAGAATATATTCTTTGGTTAGGGTAGGATATGATAAACAGGACTATGAAAGTATGAATGGTCGTGACGAATTCCGATTTACTACTGAATATACTACTGGCATTGATATAACTGATAATGTATTAGAGTTGATTAGCCCTTACCGTGCTGATGTTTATGGAATTGAATTCTTATCGCAAAAGAGAGGCCAAGATACAACGGATAGTGAAAGTGACAATGATGTGTTTTTTGTTTGTGCCAGTACTACATTACATGATAATGGCGGAGTACAAACATATAAAGAGTATAGGCTTATAAGGAGCGGTTGGGAAATAAGTGGCGTACTTGATCCTAGAACGATGTTTAATGCCATGTATTGGCAAGGAGGCATATTGCAAGCAAATGCCGGCTATATTGGTATGTTCACTAAAAAACTATCTTATTCTTCTTCTGACGGTAATAGTGATGTTGTTGTCAATGGTATAGGAATGAAAGATGATTTTAACGTTGAAAGTGGTATTATAACTTGTGGAGATGTTTCATTCACAACTTATAATGAAGATATTCCACCAACAGATGATGAAACGATTAAAATCTTAAAAGATGATCTAGTTTACGAGGGCTACATCAAAGAGGTGAGTAGTACAGTTGAGAGAAACGAGGGAGTGAAGTATGATTTATTTGTCCGTTCAATAACAAAAGCCTAGAAATATGATTATAAGCCCGTTTACCCCACTGTTTTTTTCTCCGTCTACCGATAAATTTGGAGCGAAGAGTAAATATGTGCAATTATTCGCACGTACAGACAGGATTTTTGTTGAATTGATTTTGACAGCCAAAGAGCAGGAGCCTATAGTATACATTAATAATCTTTTAAGTAATATATCTACACCTGTATCATTAAGCTCATGGAAGATGAATGATGATAAGATTCTTTATTTCTATAACATTTCATTGCTTCCATGTGGATACTATACTGTAACAGTTAATGGGAATACGAGTGAGATTTTTAAAGTTACGGACGATGAATGTGAGTTATCAGAAACCAGCCTTATTCAGTATTCAATGAAAGATAATAAGCAGCGTCTTGATGCTGTCTGGTGGATAGATGGGATGCAATACTTTTTTGATTTTCGCGTTCCTGGTGGTTTCAAAGATAACGGATGGACGTTCGGTGTGGATAATGAGCAGTTCGTGGCCTCTGATGAGGATATTGTTGAGCTATTCAGCCACGAATATACAACAGTATTATTCACGCTTGGAAATGGGATGGGATGCCCTGTGTGGTTTGCTGAATTATTGAATCGTGTCTTATGCTGTAATTACGTCTACTTTGATGGTGTTCGATATACCAGAAAGGAAAGTAATGTTCCGGAACTTAACCAGCAAATAGAGGGATTGAAGAGTTTTGTGTTCAATCAAATGTTACAGAAGGTAAGAACGATGAATCCAGTTTTGGAATGGAATAACCAGCTTGCTATGAGGTGTGTACAAAGCGGGGCTTATAGGATAGCAGATGATGAAGGAATACGTAGTATCAAGTATGGTTCAGAAAGTGAGGTTGCAGAGGTCGGAGCATATATCAATATGACTAAGGCTATTCCTAATACTGGAGTTTCTATTAATAGTGATACTATGGTTACTGTCAACAGTATTCATCACCCAGGTGTTGATGAAAATTCATATTGGGATTTGATTGCAATCAAGACGACTGACATAGATAACAAGTATATTGGTAGAAGAGGTTACGGTAAACTTACAGTTAATGGACTGGATAGACTAAAGAACGATTTGGACAACGGTTCGATAAATTTGCGTGCTGTACTATATAAAGGAGATTCGTATACTAACCTCATTGAAGGGAGTGTAATCAGTAGGGATGGTGTATGTGTCTTGAAAGGTATTAACGGTGGAGATATTGGTGCTCTGAAGGAGTTCCAACTTTATCTTGATAATGTCTATGAGTGCGACATGGATAATCTTGGTATGACCATTGAGCTTGTATGGGTATATGAAAATGATTAAAAAAGAGAATTATGACAGAAACAGAAAAACAACAGATTATTAGCCTTGTGTTACAAGCGTTGAAGACAAACTGTCTTACAATAGAGCAACTGACTGATACAACAGAGCTATCCAAAGATATGTACGTTGAAGTTAGTGGCGGTCGGAAAATATCTATTGATTTACTTTCAAGTACCATTGCTAAAATGGTGAATGGGGATTTTGATGCATTAGTGGAGAATGTCAATAAGATTGCAAAAGATTTATCGGATGGAGACGCCGAGTTATTGAAACGTATAACAGGAGTGTCTGATAAATCCAATCCTTTGACTGACCCATTTAAAAGTATTGGCTCTTTTACTACTATTGGTAGCTTTAAAGATAAATTAAAAACAATGTATTCCGGGGATTCTTCTATTGGGAATTATCGGTGTATTTTGTCTGTTGATTCGTCTAAGATTCCTGTAAATATACAAATTGAACGGTTGGAGCTTAATAAGGTTTGTCAATCATTCACTTCGTGTATACAACTGGCTACCATGTCAGACAATGCCGAAAGTGTATATTTAGGTACAGTTTGTACAATCTCACGAATAGGTATTGTTTCCAATGAGAGTGTTACATGGGGCAAATGGACCTCTGTAATAAATGACTTTGAGGAAAGGATAGGAAAAGCGAACGGTATCGCTCCTTTGAACGAAGAAAGTAAAGTTCCTTCTGAATGTCTGCCTGAACCGTTGTCTCTTGGGGAAGGTGAAGAAGAAGCTTTCCCCGGCAACCGTGGAAAGTCTTTGGAAGATACAATGAAAAATATCCCTTCCGATATAATCAAACCGGGTTCTTTCTCCGTCCTGTCTGACGCTTCCTATCTCAATGTGTATTTTAAGAAAGTGTCCAAAACAACCGGTAAAGAAACGGATGACAGCTTCCGTCTGCCTTCTGCTACCCTTGAACAAGCCGGCCTTTTGTCCGCCGAGGATAAGCAAGCCCTTGAGGATATGAAGAGCGGCACGCCCGCTGATGATGTAACACACCCCATCGTCATTGTTGATGAGATCCGCCCATTGAAAGACGGCTACTATACCCTTGAAACCGCTATTGCTGCCATTGTCTCCTATCAACAGGAATCTGGCGTCAAATATGAGCGAACGGGTCTCATCATTACTTACAAAACAGGCGAGTATGAAATGGAAACCCGGCAGTTCCAGGGTGCTGTGTCCGATTTTGCGACCCCTTCTCTTTGGAAACCCTTCGGGAATGGTGGTGGCGGTTCCGTTTTTGAAACTTCCGATGAACCGGCGGAAGGGGGAAAGGACGCCTTTTCAACTGGTGGCGCCTATGCCTATGTTCCGGCCAACCTCGACGTAAACGTGGAAACAGAAGGCATTGTAAAACTTCAGATGAAGAACGCTGCCGGTGAAACCCTTGGCGATGAAGTGCAGTTCGCTATCGGCACGGGTGGCGGCGGCCAAACTGGTGGTACCATTGTTGCCATTGCTTTCCAGTCGACACCTGTCTATGGTTCTTACGGCTCCACGCTACGAACCTTTGCCGCCATTCGTTCCGTGACCTCGAACGGTGTCGAATCCTCTGACAACCTGATTGAGAAACTGGAACTCGTAGACCGTGAAAGCGGGCTTACCGTCTGGACTGAAACCGTCAACAAAGCATCTTCCGGTGACATGAAGGACTTCTCCTTTGAACTGGACTTCACCACATACTTTACGGCTGCCGGTACTCGGAAATTCAAGCTGATAGCCACTGACGAAAGCGGCAACACCGGTTCCAAGAATGTCAATGTAACAGCTGTTGATATTACCTGTACCTGTGTGCAGGTGCTCAACTATACCCCTGAAACTCTGCTTACTCCGACAACTGAAAGTTTCAGCCTTCCACTCTATAAGTTCGGAAACAATACCTCTGATAAAGGGATCAGTGCCCAGGTTGACATCAAGATTAACGGTGAATGGCAATCCCTGTCTACCGCCGTTGTCAATGACAACTACTCGCACTCTGTCGTAATCCGTCCTGCTTCCCTCGGCCTAGAACACGGCACCTATCCCTTGCGCATCCAAGGAACGGATGTCGCATCCGGAGTGAAAGGAAATGTCATCTACACGGCTGTCATGGTAATTGACCCGAATAGTTCCACACCTCTTGTTGCCTTGAGATACGATGATAAAAACGGTGGAGTAGTCCGACTGTACGAAACCGTAGAACTTGATGTTGCCTGTTATGACCCGTTGGAAATGACTTCACCCGTCAGCGTGAAAGCCAATAACGTGCAGGTAACACAAATTGCTGCCAGTCGTAACAAAACCTATCAGGTCAAACAACAACTGCAGGGCTACAAGGCTGACGGCACCGATACGGTCAACTATACTGCCGTATGCAAGGACGTGACTAGCGAACCTGTCCGGGTGACAGTTAGCGGTTCCGCCATTGACGCCGCCATAAAAGAAGGCGCCATCTATAACTTTGACTTCTCATCCCGTACCAATCAGGAAACCGACCATAGCATTGTCAGTGGTAATTATGAAATGAAAGTGGACGGTGCTAACTGGACTACCAACGGTTTTGGCACATTCCTGGGTGAGAACTGCCTTCGCGTAGCCGAAAATGTGGGCGTGTCATTAAACCATGCCCCGTTTGCCGGCTCGTCCATCGAATCCAACGGTGCCGCCATCCAGTTCGCTTTCGCTTCCAAGAATGTGACCGATGATGACGCCCTGCTCCTTGGCTGTTATGATGAAACGTCCGGTGCCGGCTTCTATGTCACTGGCCGGGTGGTCGGCATCTTCTGTAACAATGGTGTTTCCCGTTGTGAAGAACGCGCCTATCGGCAGGGTGAAAAGATAACTGTAGCCGTGGTTGTTGAACCTGCAAGCAACTACGTTGAACGTGACGGTACACGATATTCTATGATGAAACTCTTCCTCAACGGTGAGGAAGTTGCCTGCCTTGGTTATGTTCCAGGCGGTGGCTCCCTGATTCAGACCAAATATATAACGATGGACGGCAGGCTGGGTGATTTGTACCTTTATTACATGATGGCCTGGAACTCCTATATGGAATGGGCACAGGCGTTCAAGAATTACCTTGTCCGTCTGACCGATACAGAGGTAATGGTGAAGGAATACGCCTTTGAGGACATCCTTAAAAGCCAGACAGCCGAGGGTAGTACCCAAAGCCGCCCGTCGGCTGCCGAAATCTATTCACGCGGTATGCCTTACATTGTCGAATGCCCCTATGAAGGCTCCGATATAGAAGCACTGGACGGCACCACTTCCACTAGTACGAAGATATACATCACGCTCTATTACTTTGACCCCGAACGCCCGTGGCGTAATTTCAAGGCCGTGAGTGTCCAAACCCGCAACCAGGGAACCACCTCTGCCAAACGCCCGGTAAAGAATAAACGCTACTACCTCGCCAAGAGTAAAGGCAAAAACAAGGACACTCGAATCATACTACTTAATCCGGACGATACGACGGAGGAAGGACGCCGTGCAATAGCCTTGGCTGCCATCAACAAAGTACAGGTCGGTGATAATACAATCCCGGTCGATGTCATTACCGTAAAAGTCGATTACTCCGATTCCGGCAATGCGAACGACTGCGGCGCCTGTGAAATGATGAACGTTACATACCGTGCCTTGGGTGGTAACTATATGACACCTGTCCAACGTGCATTTGACGGAACATTTGACAGCGGTGACTTGCATATCGAAGGCTTGCAGATGAACCACTCCACCGCCAATCACCCGGTAGCCACCTATCGGTGTAAGGATGACAGCCTGCAAAACGTCTATTTCCATGCCAAAGGCAACTGGAAAGAAGACAAAGGGGAACAGTTCGCCCTCGGTTTCAAAGATACCCCCGGCTATAATAAAGGTTGCCTGAATTATGGTGACTTCATAGAGTTCTTCGGTACTCCTGACGAAACTTTAGACGCAATTGAGATACGCTTCAAACAGACTGACGGACTCGATACGGACAGCGTGTACCTGCTTTCCCTATATTGCGGTAGTTCGTACCGGATAATGAGGTATCAGGACGGCTCATGGAAAAAGCAGTCCGGTTCCATGAAGTATGAAAACGGCAAATGGAATGTTACCGGTGACGTCCTGAATCCGGTTGAAGGTTTCGAACTTCTTAACTACCAAGGTATGGACTGGTTTCAGGGCGTCGGTTCTGTTCAGGATATGATGGCCATGAAAACGGACAAGTCCTCATGGGTTCAAAAACTCGTGGATAACGGAACTATCTCTGCTGATACCTTCCCGGCATGGACTTACTACTTTGAATCGCTTGTCGATGATGACCAGCTCGCCATTGATTACGCTTTGGGTAAGAAAGTGCCCTATAACCTCTACCGATGGTTGCGCTTCTGTGATTCCTGCGATTACTCCAAAGGCGGAAACTGGCAGAGAACATGGAAGGAAAACCTGTATAAATATGCCTGCCCGGAAAGTGTCTTGAGTTATGACATCTTCACCGACTACCTTGCCGCCACTGACCAACGCGCCAAGAATATGCAGCCGATGTGGTTCCTGGAAGAGTATGCTTCCGTAACAGACGGTGTGTACAGCTCCGAGGATGCCATGCGCATGTACCTGAATAAAATCTATGACTGCGATACGCTCAATAGCAAGGACAACGACGGTGGTTGCACGGTTGACGCCGAGGTGGACCCCAACCGGACGAGCGATGAAACATTCACTAACCCTTATGCCGGCTACGGCTCCGTCCTGTTTAATAACATCTATCTCCAGCAAACAGTGTGGATTGACTCATCCGGTACGGAACTGTCCCTACGTACTGTTGCCGCCGCCATGCGTAACGTTCAGGCGACCATTGACGGCGTCACTCTGCATCCGTTCTCACCCGAAGGAGCTACGCATTTCTTCATTGACAAACGGCTCAAAAAATGGCAGAAACTGGTTAGTTCTTACGATGGTGAACGGAAATACATCTCCTATACAGCCACTTCTGACGCTATCTACTTTTATGCCCTGCAAGGTCTTGGACTTACTGCCCTTCCGTCCTTCATTGAAAGACGTTGGCGTATTCGTGACGGTTATTTCCAAACCGGTGATTTCTTCAGCGGTGTAATTTCTGGGCGCGTATCTTCCAAACCAAACGCCACCATCCGGATTGTCGCCGCTAAAAACGGTTACTTTGGTGTCGGCAATGACGCTAGCGGCAACCTTTCCGAAAGCTGCTTCCTTGAAGCGGGCGAAGAATATGTATTCACCAACTTCTCTCATGAGGAAGGCGCATTGCTATATATCTACCAGGCTGACCGCATGAAGCTGCTCGACTTGTCTGAAATCTCCCTGTCAAGTACGGTGAGCTTCTCCGCCATGCAACTTGTGGAAACCCTTATCTTGGGCTCTGACACCCATACGGAACAATCCATCGGTTCTTACGCACCGCTTACCTCGTTGAACTGCGGCGAAATGCCCTTCCTCGTATCACTCGATATCCGGAACACACAAATCGCTACGCTCGTCACCGACAAATGCCCACGTATCGCCCATATCAATGCGTCCGGTAGCAAACTGGAAAACCTGACACTTGCAGAGACTTCTCCGATTAATGACATCTCTCTTCCAGCAACAATGACAAGCATTCGTTTTGTCGGCCTTCCTGAACTGACCTATACCGGTCTTTCCGCTCCGTCCGGCCTGCAAATCGAATCCATGCCGAACGTCCAACGCCTGCGTCTTGAAACGTCGCCAAAACTTGACGCCATTCAGATGCTCCGTGACGTCCTTGCTTCACAAACGGCATCCCGTAAACTTTCCATGCTCCGTATCTCGAATATGACACTGAAGGCTGACGGTTCCGAGCTTCTTGCCATTCTCGAATATGGAGTCGCCGGTATGGATGAGGACGGTAACAGACAGGATAAACCGGTAGTCAATGGCACGTATGAACTGACAGTTATCCGTGAAACGGATGAAATCGAATCCCTTGAATCCGGCATCGACGGTCTTGTCATCCTTACCGTCATAGATGCCTACATCGACCTGATCAACTGGTTCAATAATGAGTCTTATGGCGGAGAACCGTACTACGATAACGTAACGCTGGACAACATCAATGAAGTCCTTGAATATTATAACGGCGAAACCTACGAAGAATATCTCGAACGCTTCGCTGAAGACAATATGGATATTAATGATTTAATCAACAAGTAACTATGACGAATGAACAAAGCGCCACGCTGCTTCGCTTGAACAAACAGGCACAAGTGGCAGCACTGAACGCCGTTGGATTCTCGGATATCACCGAGAATTCCCGCGCCTCTGAATTTGGACAACGTATCAAGTGGGCCGCCGGCCTGCTTGATCTGCATCTTGCCTGTAACCGTATTTCTGATAACTCCAAGGCATACTTTACCGCTGCCGAATGGAACTCCCTTACGCTCGCTAATAAGCAACTGTACATCAAACGCGGACTTCGTATCCGTGCCCACGGACACTCCTTCGTAATCGCCGCCCAGGAGTGCTATAATGCCGACATGACTACTACCTTCTATTGGGGCGGTCAGGGTAAAGCCATAGACGGTCTGAATCAAAAAGGACTGGGCGCCATGTACGGCTGCTTCACGGGTGAGGAAGATACCGACCTGATTATCACCGGCCTGAAAGACCAGAACAATAGCGGTGTGATCGGTGCACCAGCTGCCGAAGCCGCTAAAGCATATAAGGCGTTCACCTTGGAAAGTGACGGTATCGAGGATGAATCCAACTGGTTCCTTCCTTCATCCGGTCAAATGCTTCTGATGTACCGCTACCGTGATAAAATCAATGAGATGATGCGTACCTTTTGGAGTAGTGACAGTATGTTGATGACCGATAAATACTACTGGTCATCAACGATTTGGGATAATAACTCCGCCTGGACATTCGAACTGAATACCGGACGCTTTACGTATCAAAGTAAAAATTCAGTCCTTCTTCATGTAAGAGCCATCGCTTCCGAATAGTGTTAACTTAATATTATACAATAAAATGGATAAAAATATCGCCAGCGCCATGCTTCTGCGCCTGAATAAACAAGACCAAATAGAAGCTTTAAAGTCAATAGGTTTTACAACCGTCAATGAAAATACCCCTGCAAGTGACATCGCCAAATATATGAAATGGGCAGGTACGCTTCTTGACCTTTCTTTGGCTACGCTCCGAATTGAAGACGGTGAACAAGTCTTTTTCACAGCTTCCGAATGGAACTCCATGAGCGCGAATAACCGCTCCAAGTATATCCGTATCGGCATCCGACTTCGCGCTGAATGCCACCAGTTCATTATCGCCAAAAGCGACTGCGTTGACGCAGGCGGCAACAAAACGTTCAAATGGGGTGGCTACGGAACCGACCTACGCGGCCTGAAAAACTACGGTAGTGGTAACCAAGGACTCTATGATACCTTCGACGGCAAAGAAAATACCGATGTTATAATAGAAACCCTTGCAGGCGTCAAGGACACCCAGGGAACTGTCGGCGCCCCTGCCGCCGAAGCTGCCAGAGCCTATAAAGCCTGTACACTTGAATCTGACGGAATTGAAGATACAACCGTGTGGAACCTGCCCGCACTGGGTGAACTTATGCTTATGGCCAAGTATAAAACCGAAATCAATGAGCTCATAACTTCTATGTTTGGTAATCAAAATATATTTACAACCGACTGGTATTGGTCTAGTACCGAATATGACGCTTCCAGCAGTTGGAACGTGTGCTTCACCGGCGGCAGCGTCGGCGCGAGCAACCGCCAGACCGCGGGCCGGGTTCGTCCCCTCGCCGCAATAAACACTTTATCCCTTTAATTCTTTATCCCTTAGAGAGTTAGCTGAATAAAAGCCCCGGTAGGGGCTTTTTAGTTTCACTTTTTTGAGCTAAAATTGTGTTAATTGCTTTACAGTTATTAACTTTGCGCCCTCTAATACATACATTAAAATATTAAAAAATTAACATGGCACTTACACAAGACCTTCCTATATCAAATTCGATGTATAAGCTTCTGAACCTTATCATTGATGCCCGGCAACAATTCCCCAAGGCGTTCCGGTATGAATTTGGTACGGAGTTGATGATGCTTGCCGTCCATTGTTGCGAATATATCCGTTATGCAAATACAGATATGAACCTTGAGCACCGTGCAGATTATCTGATGAAGTTTTTGTGTGAGTTTGATGCATTGAAATTACTGCTAAGAGTGTGTGAAGAACGACATTTGACCAGCCTGACTCAAACTGCCGAAATCTGTCTGCTTGCAGAGAGCATCGGTAAGCAAAGTACCGGTTGGTACAAAAAAACGGTTGCAGATCTCCAACGGCAAAAAGCTAACGGATCGCAACAAGTCGCAAAGCCGGAGTCATAATCGCCAAGGGGATTATGAGTGAGCAATTAGAATTATTTATTGGGCATCCCCCCGGTGATGAGCCGGGAAAGACTAAGATAGCGGATGCAACGGCTTCCAGCAGTTGGAACGTGAACTTCAACAACGGCAACGTCAACACGAACAACCGCCAGAACGCGAACCGGGTTCGTCCCCTCGCCGCAACAGGGAATATAATCTATGACATACTTCTTAGCAGTATTTTCGAAGCATCCGAAGATTGTGCCAGACAGAAAAGAACGAGTACGGATTGTGTTGAGTTCTATAATGATTATCAGTCCGCATTGGTGCGGCTATGGTATTCTATTATTTACGGTGAATATGTACCGGACTTTTCAAAAGTATTCATACGGACTTACCCGGTATATCGGGAGGTTTTTGCCGCCGCTTTCATTGATCGTGTTGTCCATCACTGGATCGCTCTTCGTATCGAGCCGATCTTAGAGGAACGCTTTCGGGAACAAGGAAACGTCTCCAAGAACTGCCGGAAAGGTGAGGGATGCTTGTCTGCCGTGCACTATCTGAATAACATGATAGTCGAGGTCAGTGAGAATTATACTGCCGATGCGTACATTTTCAAAGATGACCTGTTCAGTTTCTTCATGTCTATCTCGAAATCGTTGGTATGGGAAATGCTGAACATATTCGTAAGGGACAATTATAAAGGCGATGATATTGAATGTCTGCTTTACCTTCTAGCCGTTACTATCTTTCATTGTCCACAAAATAAGTGTATCAGACGCTCTCCCGTCTCCATGTGGGACAGACTTCCCAGTAATAAAAGTCTGTTTCATAATGACCCTGACAGGGGAGTGGCTATCGGGAACCTGCCGTCGCAACTCATAGCCAACTTTCTGGCGTCTGTATATGATTATTTCGTGATGGAAATACTGGGATTCATATATTATGTACGCTTTGTTGATGACTTTTGTATCGTAGTGAAATCACCGGAAGAAATATTGTCCAAAGTCCATCTTCTTGATGGTTTCCTGAAAGAACAACTCCTTTTACGGTTGCATCCACGCAAACTGTATCTTCAGCATTATAAAAAAGGAGTCTTGTTTGTAGGGGCGTTCATTTTGCCTGGTAGAATTTATGTATCTAACAGGGTGGTTGGTAACACATATAACGCTGTCCGGAAATTTAATAGAATAGCTGAAAATGGATTTGCAGAAGCGTATGTTGAGAAGTTTGTGAGTACGATGAACTCTTATTATGGCCTGATGAAACACTTTGCAACGTACAATATCCGCCGTAAAATTGCAGCGATGTTGCTTCCTGAATGGTGGGAATATGTTTATATCGAAGGACATTTTGAAAAGTTTGTATTGAAGAATAAATATAACCATAGAAAACAACTAATTAAACATATCAAAAAACATGGATCAAAAAAATATCTTACCGCGTGGGATTGCTAAGCCTATCGAGCAACAGCCGGACGGAACCTGGATTGTGCGTCATCACTTCCGGGTGGTTGGTACCAATGAGAATGGTGAGGAACTAGTAACTTTTGCCAGTTCGGAATATCCCGAGAAACCTACCTTGCAACAGATTCAAAGAAGTATTGACCGTTATCGGGTGTGTCTTACAATGTATGGAGATACGATTTCAGACGAAATAGAAAAGGTTGATCTTTCCGTGTATATGTTTACGGATTAATAGTTCAATCTGTTGGTTGTTTAGGGGTGCTTATCAAGCATCCCTTTTTTATTTATGGAAAAAGTGAAAATTATAATGTCTTGTTTTATAGATATTTATCATAGAATTGATTTCCAAGATTTTCCATTTTTGTAAAACTCGTTATTATACTCAATACATTTGTTCCATACAGAATATTTTATTAATAATTAAACGCTATGAGTATGGGTATAAAAGTATTGTATGATTGGCTTTTGCAATCTAACCGACCGGCACACGTCAAAGCCGGGATGTTCGTCTT